TTTTGCATACAAAGTTATTCACTCACCAGATTTAAAATATGTTAGACAAAGAATAAAAAAGATGATATAATATGACTTTTGATTTATTAACTTGTTTTATTACAGGAATAATACTAGGTATGTTTATTGTTTTAATAGCATACTTTTTAACTAGATTATAGGAGAGAATATGGGATTAATGGATAAAGCTATTAAAGAAATAGTAAAAGATACAAAAGGTTTTAAGAAAACAAATATAGAAAAAGAAGCTAAGATTGCTACAGATAGACAGGTAGGTGGTGACCATTATAAAACATGTAAGATACAACCTGTTGATTATATTGTAGAAAATAACCTTACCTTTCTTGAAGGTAATGTAGTAAAATATATTACAAGACATAGAAGAAAAGGTGAAGGTGCAAGAGACATTGAAAAAGTTATACATTATTGTGAATTAATATTGGAGAAAGATTATGGTAGGGAATAATTATTTACCAACAGAATATCAGACGTTTATTCATGCGTCTAGATATGCACGTTGGCTACCTGATGATGGTAGAAGAGAGACATGGATAGAAACAGTATCTAGATTTAGTAATTTTATGCAAGGTCATTTAGATAAAAACTTAGGTGTGGTACTAGATAGTGAAGTATGGAGAAGAATAGAAGATAGTATTATAGGTTTATCTGTTATGCCATCTATGAGAGCATTGATGACTGCAGGAAATGCATTAGAAAGAGAAAACATTGCAGGATATAATTGTTCTTATATTCCTATTGATAATCCAAAAGCATTTGATGAAGTATTATACATACTTATGAATGGCACAGGTGTAGGTTTTTCTGTTGAAAGACAATACATAGATAAGTTACCTACAATACCAGATAGAGAGTTTGAAAAGACAGATGATGTTGTTTCTGTTAATGATTCAAAAGAAGGTTGGGCAAGAGCATTTAAAGATTTAGTATCCTATTTGTATACTTGTAGAATACCTAAGATAAATATAAGTAAGGTTAGACCTGCAGGTGCTAGATTAAAAACATTTGGTGGTAGAGCTAGTGGTCCTCAACCTTTAGTTAATTTATTCGATTTTACTATTGATAAGTTTAAAAATGCTAAAGGTAGAAAACTATCCTCTATGGAGTGTCATGATATTGTTTGTAAAACAGGTGAGGTTGTGGTTGTAGGTGGTGTGCGTAGGTCAGCTCTTATATCTCTGTCTAATTTATCAGACCAGAGATTAAGAGTTGCCAAGTCTGGTGCGTGGTGGGAAACTAATCCAGAAAGAGCATTAGCTAATAACTCTGTAGCATATACAGAGAAACCAGATGCAGGTATATTTATGAAAGAATGGTTAGCATTATATGAAAGTAAATCTGGTGAACGTGGTATCTTTAATAGAAAGTCTGCTCAAGATAAAGCTAGAGAGAATGGTAGACGTAATGCTGATTGGGACTTTGGAACTAATCCTTGTAGTGAGATTATATTAAGACCTAATCAATTTTGTAATCTTACAGAGGTAGTTGTAAGACCTACAGATACAGAAGAAACATTACACGATAAGATAGAAGTAGCTACTATATTAGGTACAATACAAGCTACACTTACAGACTTTGGTTATCTTAGAAAAAGATGGCAAAATAATACAGAAGAAGAAAGATTGCTAGGTGTATCTCTTACAGGTATTATGGATAATAGTTTACTATCTAGAATGAGAACTCAGTTACCAGATGTATTAGGTAAGATGAGACATAAAGCTGTAATAACTAATAAAGAGTGGTCAAAGAAGTTAGGTATACCACAATCAACAGCTATTACTTGTGTTAAACCTTCTGGTACAGTTAGTCAATTAGTTGACTCTGCTAGTGGTATTCATGCTAGACACAATCCTTACTACATTAGAACAGTAAGAGGAGATAAGAAAGACCCATTAACACAGTTTATGGCAGACCAAGGCATACCTTGTGAAGATGATGTAATGCAACCTAATAACTCTGTCTTTTCTTTTCCTATGAAAGCAGACCCTAGTGCTATTTTTAGATATACTATGACTGCTATTGAACAGCTAGAGATATGGAAGTGTTATGCACAGCATTGGTGTGAACATAAACCATCAGTAACTATATCTGTTAAAGAACATGAATGGATTAATGTAGGTAACTGGTGTTGGGATAATTTTGATACACTATCTGGTATATCATTCTTACCTTTCTCAGACCATACATATCAACAAGCACCTTATCAAGATATAGATGAGGTACAATACAATGATTTACAATCTAAGATGCCAAAGGATATTGATTGGAGTAAGTTACAAGATTATGAAACAGAAGATAATACAAGAGGTTCACAGGAGTTAGCATGCAAAAGTGGTTCATGCGAATTGGTGGATATATAGTTAATTTTATGGCTATTTGCATGGGTGCTTGGTGCATCTATGTAATAGTCATGGCTATATTAAACACATTTGGTTTATTAAACATATAAAAAGTTCTTGACTTTCATATGTTTATAATGTATAATTACATAAATGAGTGCCAGAAATGGACTCTTTTTTTAACTTGCTTAATAAGGAGATAAATATATGTTTGAAGTAGATACATTTTCAAGACAAGCTATTGGCTTTGATAGATTGTTTGATGTGATGAATAACATAAGAGGGACAGATACAAACTATCCACCTTATGATATTATAAAAAAAGATGAAGAAACTTTTGTTATAGAGTTTGCTTTATCAGGATTTAAGAAAGATGATTTGAATATTGTTGTGAAAGAGAATCATTTAACTATAGAAGGTGATTATGTAAGAGCAGAAGAAAGTGAATACTTACATAAGGGTATTGCTAAGAGGTCTTTTACTAGGGACTTTGTTCTAGCAGACACGTTAAACGTTGAAAACGTTATATTCAGCGAAGGTATATTGAGAATAACTCTCAAGCAGATTATACCTGAAGAACAAAAACCTAAGAAGATTGAGATTAATTAAGTTATAGGGGAGCTGTAAAAGGCTCCCTATTTTTTTTAGGAGAAGAAATGCACGTGCTATTAAAGAATCAAATGGTAAACACAGTTTACGTAGGGTATGACCCTAAAGAACATACTGCTTATGAGGTATTAAAATTTTCATTAGAAAGAATATCCACTAAACCTGTTAGAGTTATACCTTTGAGAAGAGATATACTTAAAAAGATAGGTATATATACTAGAAAACATAATAGTATAAGTGGTCAAGATTATGATGAGATAGATGGTAGACCTTTTTCTACACAGTTTAGTTTTAGTAGGTTTTTAATACCTGCATTAAATATGTATGAAGGTTTAGCTTTATATATGGATTCTGATATGTATGTAAGGTCAGATATATCAGAACTATTTGATATGTGTAAAGATAATTACTATGCTATACATGTAGTTAAACATAAATATGAACCCACTAATAAAACTAAAATGGATGGTAAAGAACAACATACATATCCTAGAAAAAATTGGTCTAGTTTAATTATGTTTAATTGTGGTCATCAGTTAAATCAAAAACTTACACCACAAGAGGTAAATACTAAGTCAGGCAGATGGTTACATACATTTAGTTGGTTGCCAGAAAAAGAAGCAGATATAGGTACGATACCAGAAGAATGGAATTGGTTAGATAATCATTCATCTTCTGATATAAATGCAAAGAATGTTCATTTTACTACAGGTGGTCCTTGGTTTAAAGATTGGGGTTCTAAAAGAGATATAGATAATAAGTATGCTATAGAGTGGAGTAATGATGCACAATGGCTACAGATGCAAGGTATACTAGATGTTAATAAGGACTACATGATATGAAGATAAATTTTGTTACATGTTTTAATGAAGACTTATACAATAAGTTTGGTACTTTATTATTTAAATCTGTTTATGAAAACTGGGAACCTACTTTAAAAGTAAAAGCTTATCACCATAATTTTCCTGCTGATAAATATTCATTAGAAAAACATATTGATTATACAAATCTTGAAGAGCATAGAAAGTATAAAAGATTTGTAGAAGAAAATGCTGTTCATAATGGTACAGAAGATGGACAAATACCTTACAATGATAAACTTGATGCTATTAAATGGTCACATAAGATGTTTGCTTTAACTGACCATGCTTTTACATTAGCAGAAAAAGATAAAGAACCAGGTTGGTTAGTGTGGATTGATGTTGATTCATATGCTACTAAAAGATTAACACAAAAAGATTTAGAAAAAATATTAACTGACAATGTAGATATAGTACATACAGGTAATCATTCTTTTATTGCTTTTAATTTAAATAAAAAACCACCACTAGATTTACTATGGGATTTAAGAAGAACCTATATGAATGGTGAGGTTATTCAATATAGAGAATGGACAGACAGTTTTATTCTTGAAAGACTTTTAAATATATACAAAGCACATGGTTTAAAAATAGAAGATGCTAGAGATATTATACCTAACTATGTATTACATATGGAAGGAGCTTCTAGTTCTAATATATTACCATTAAGAGATTCTAAAGGCAATCGTGTATTTGAATTATCAAAAGATAAAGTATCACAAGATATTAAACCTGCAAGATATGAAAGAAATGCAGAACTTATAAGACATTTTAAACCTAAAACTATATTAGAAACTGGTACATGGAATGGTGGTCGTGCTATTGAAATGGCACTAGCTGCTTTTGAAAACACAGATAAAGTAGAGTATTATGGCTTTGATTTATTTGAAGATGCTACAATAGAAACAGATAAAGAAGAGTTTAATGTTAAAGCACATAACACTTTAGAAGCTGTAGAAAAAAGATTAAAAGATTTTGCTAAGAAGATGAAAGAAAAAAATAAAACATTTAATTTTGTTTTAACTAAAGGTAATACAAGAGAAACATTGAAAGCAGAAAATTTATTTAATTTTTTACCAGACATTGACTATGCTTTTATAGGTGGTGGTGATAGTATAGCTACAAAACAAAGTGATTATGATTGTTTAAAACATATTTCTGTTGTTGTAGTTGATAATTTTTTTGCTAAAGATACTGAAGGTAATACAGTTAAACCAGAATATTGTGGAACTAATAAAATACAAGAAAAATTATCTAAAAAAATTAAAAATAATATTATACCAAGTGATGATAAAGTTAGAGGAGGAGGACATACTCATTTATTATTAATAGTAAATGATGATAAATTACCTTCTCCTCCTAGACACTTATTTAGTGTACCTATTAAAGTAAATCCTAGAGATTGTGTACCTAAAGATTATATAAGAGGTAATATTAAAACTAATTTTAAATTAATAGATAGATGGTTAGGTAAGTTTCCTATGCATGATACAAAATGTATTATAGTATCAGGTGGACCTTATACAGATTATGCAGAGTTACATGCATTAATTAAATCTAATCCAACAGCAAAGATAATAGCTGTTAAACATTCTTATGGTAAATTATTAGAACATAATATTAAACCTTGGGCATGTGTTGTATTAGACCCTAGACCTATTACAGGTAAAAGTACACATGGTATAATAAGAAAAGATTTATTTAAAAACATAGACCCAAGCACTAAATTTTTTGTAGCTTCTATGACAGACCCTTCTGTTACTAAATATTTAATAGAAAGAAAAGCAGACATATGGGGATGGCATGCATTTACAGAATCATTACGTGACCCTGAAGAACAAAAAAAAGGTATACATAATAACGTGGTAACTCTTAATAAAGATTTAGGGTTACCTGAAGGTACTACACTTATAACAGGTGGTACTTGTGCAGCTATGAGAGCATTAGGTATTATGCATACTATGGGTTTTAGATTTTTTGAATTGTTTGGTTATGACTCTAACATGGAAGAACCAACAGAAGAACAAAAGAAAGAAATGACAGGTGCTGAAGATGAACAACCAAGACCTAAATATTTTAAAGTATCTGTTGGCAAAGAAGAGTTTTGGACTACAGGTGAGTTACTTGCTTTAGCTCAAGACTGTGAAAAATATTTTAATGAATCACCTATGGAAATGGATATTAATTTTCATGGTCAAGGAACTTTAGTTTCTGCTTTATGGAAACTATCTAGTAGATATAAATTAAAACAACAAGCTTTTAGAGGAGATATATAATGCAACCCTCTCAAGAATATTATGATTTAATTGATTCATATAAAGTGTTACATGAAGAAGAAGGTAAGTTTAAAGGTATAAGTTTAGCACCTCTTGTTCCTACTCTGATACATGTTACCAAAGAAAATAACTGTAAAACATTATTAGATTATGGTTGTGGTAAAGCTATACCTTATGATAAAGATAGATGTAAAGAAGTAGGATTAAGAAATCCTGTACAAGAATTATGTAATATAGAATCATTTGATTTATATGACCCTGCATATGAAAAATATGCTGAACTACCTGATAAAAAGTATGATATTGTTGTATGCACAGATGTGTTAGAACATATAGCTGAACAGGATATAGATTATGTGCTTACTCAAATACTATCTCGTAGTAATAAAGTAGTGTTCTTAAATATTTCATGTAGACCTGCTGTAAAACATTTTAAAGAAGGTAAATTTAAAGGTAAAAACGTACACATATCTGTGTTTGACCCTTCATGGTGGGGACATAAGATAGGAAATATTTGGAACAATTTTAATCATTTAAAAATATACACATTGTGTGGTACAAAAGAAGGAACACATGCTACGTGTATTAAAAAGGAGAAAGAATAATGGCACTAACTGCACTAATAGGACCTGCTAGTAAATTACTTGGTAAGTTCATAAAAGATAAAGATAAGCAGATGCAACTAGCTCATGACCTGTCTACTATGGCAGAGAAACATGCACAAGAATTAGCTAAATCACAAATAGAAGTAAACAAAGAACAAGCAAAACATCCTAGTTTATTTGTTTCTGGAGCTCGCCCTGCAATAATGTGGGTCTGTTGTCTTGGGCTACTATGGCAGTTTTTTGTAGGACCTATACTTACTTGGGCTACAGGTATTTGGATGCCTGATGTTATACCTCCACAGCTAGAAGTAGAAGGATTGATTACATTAGTAATGTCACTTTTAGGATTAGGAGCTATGCGTAGTTTTGAAAAATCAAAGAATGTAGCAAGGGATAATTTAAAATGACAACAATAGTTTTTATGCTAATGGTTTATTTAGGTAATACACCAGAGCAAGAGAGAATATTATTTTATGATATTAATAGATGTAAATATTTTGCTAGTAAAATAATGGGACAACCTCCTGAACCTGTAACAGGTAGAAGATATACTGCTATATGTAAACCTGTAAATGTAAATTTAGATAACCCTAATTTGAGAGTATTTTAATGAACATATTTCAATATATATGGTATAAATTAAGAGAAATAGATTCTATGTATTACGAAGTAACAGTTTATATAATAATTACTTTACTAATTTGTGGTGGTTTTAGTTGGATTACAAGTAAGATATGAATTATTTAAAAACAATATTAAATATTAAAACATATTTAAGAAACAACAGGAGTAGATATATGGAATTAGTTTTACATGCAGTTATTACTGGAATTATAGCAGGTTTAGTTATTATATTAATATAGGTATCTAAATGGCATTAAATGAAAAACAAGAAAAGTTTGCACAAAACTACATCTTGCACAGAAACGCAACAGAAGCTGCAAAAGCTGCAGGGTATTCTAAAGAATCTGCGTACAATCAAGGTTATAGATTATCACAAAATGAGGAAGTTAAAGAAAGAATTTTTGAGTTAGAACAAGAACTTGAAACAAGTGTAGATGTGGTATCTGAATTAGAACAACAATATACTATGGCAAAGAATAATGGTCATGGTAATGTTGCTATTAAAGCTTTGGAGTTATTATCTAGAGTTAGAGGTGCTAAGAGTGAGAATGAAATTGATATTTCTGAGGAGGGTATTGAAGCTAATATAGTAGAGTGTTTAAATATATTAGGTAAAAAGAAAGTAGAAAATATTATTAGCAAATGTAATTTTAATCAACAGATAGAATCAAATATAGAACAGCACCCACAGCACCAAGAAAAAATACCACAAGAACACCAAGAATAATATTCTCTACCATTTGTGATTGTTTTCTTTTAGCTTCTTCTATTGCTTCCTTTTTTTTCTTTCTTATATTTACTTGTATTCTAATTACTTCATTCCAAGCATTAGGACC